TAAACTATAAGCACTTGTGCCAGTAGTCGTGGTGGTTTCTTTTACACGATCTTTTAAAATAAAAGCCATTTATAAAGCCTTACTATGTGATACGGATAACTGCGTTAGATGAGTCTTGTGTTGGAAAGACTACAGTAAAGTCTCCGTTAGTAGCTGTAACTGTGCTTCCAAAGTTAAACACTGCTATAGCTTTATTAGATTGAGATGCGTTATATATTAGCGCACCTGCTGCAGATATCGTTAAAGTAGAAAATACTTCATCTGCAAAGTCAATAAAAGCAGTGCTTCCAGATAGATTAATAATGCTAGAACTACCATCAGTAGGGCCACCTAAGTTTTGCCCACCTGCACTATATCCAGTACCTGAAGCCTCGTCTGAGTTTCCTGTAATATCTGAGTAGTTAGTAGTAGCTGCACCATACGAACCTGTAGGAGAAGGTTTTATTAACATTATTTTAAGCGTGTGCGTGTCTAAATCGTGAACACCCCCAAGTAGCTCTTGCTTGAAGCTGTTGCACATTGCTGTAGTAATAGTACCCATGAGAATGTCCTTATGCTAAATGCACGAAGAGGCCACCGAAGCAGCCTCTAAGTTTAACTTGTGATTAAGCAGCGTTGTATCGTGCTGTCACCAATGCTTGTGGGCGTAAGATCTTACGTCCGTAAAGGTGCATACCACGTACAATGTCTGCAAATGAGTCGGGATCTCTATAGTTCTCAACTTTGTTCATTTGCTCTGCAGAAGCAACAGCTTCTTCTTGACCTGCTAGGATGATACCGAAGTTGTCATCTTGTGCAGTTGTGCCAGAAGTTCCTGGTCCAGTACCGTCTGAAGGTAGGTTGTTTGAAACGTAGACTTTGAAGCCATGAATGTTTCCAGCAACCAATCCATTTTGTAGACCTGCTCCACCGAAGTCTGCGTTGAGAAGACGTGAATCTTCGTCTTTCAGCATTTCCATGAAGATTGGATCAACAACTAGGTAACGTCCACGTGAGTCAACATCACCTGTATCCAACTGACGTGCCATTCTTGCAATAAGCTGCAATGGTGATGCAGTTGTGGTTCCCTTTGAAGTTGCGCCTGGTAGTCTAGGTGCTAGAGGGATAGAGTCACCAGTTGTACTTGATGAAGCTGAAGTTGTGATGTTAGTCATGTCAGACATGTCCAACTGGTTCACTTTCAAAAATTCACCGTTTAGTTCACCTGCTGTTGGGTGCTGTGCAGAACCAGAAACAGCAGTTGAGTATTGACCACTATCTGCAGTACCTGTCATGTACTTCAAGACATCTACATCAATAGCGTCAGCCATTTTGTATGCTGCTCTGTCTGCAGCTAGGCTTACGAAGTCAATGTGTGAGAACTGCTCTTCAATGTCATCCATTTTAAAAGCAAAGTAGTTAGCTTGGTCAATGGTTAACGAGAAGTCGGTGTCATCTAGTTTCTGTACAGAAATACCTGTGTGACGCTCTAGTGCGTTAACAGTTACGTCTGGTTCTTTTTGGATGCGTACAACGTCACCCTGATTTGCAATGTCACCAAAATATGAGTTGTTGGTAATTGCGCTTATTACAGACGATCTTCGCAATGCGATCTGCGCCTGTTTGGAAAACATTATCGGGCTAAAGTTGCCGTCAAAGCCTCCACTTGCTGATGTAATAGCCATAATTAAAATCTCCTTTATAGATATGGCGTGGGATTAGTACACTACATATCCACCATGAAGAGGCCAACGTCTTCGGGTAGTCCTTACGGGGCCGATTATTTTGGGTAAGTCTTTTGTGTGGCTAGTGCTTGATTAAGCATACACATTAATTGTTGTGTATATGCTATAGTTTTATCTACAATACTTAGTTTGTCAACTATTTTCTTGATACATCGTAAATAAATCTTCCGTTACGTTGAGCATCAAGTATTTCTTCTTGTCGCTTTTCGTATTCCTTTATAGACATTGCAGCTACTTCTGACTCTTTAACATACTTACTAGATTCATCTGCTTCTGGTTTAGCTGCACCTTTTGTCTTGACTGATGATGCTGCTGCTTTGTCTGAGCTATTAGTTTTCTTAGTCTGAATGCCTGTGTCTATTTTATATAAATCTATTACACGTGCTACAGACTTTGCATCTTCTGTATTCTCGTATAAAGCATCCTGTACCCACTTAGGTTGTTCTTTTGCCCAAGTATGAAAGGAATCATCTTCACGTATCTGTGCAAAATCAGGATGCATACCTGCTAGTTCAGCTTCAGCCTTTTCACGTTTGGCTGTAATACGTAGCTCTTCAAACTCAGCCATACGTGCTTCTAGTTCTTTAGCTGTAGCTTTAGACTTCTTGTCTGCTATGGCTTCAACTATACCTGCTACATCAGGATACTCTTTACTCCAAGCTTCTAACTCTTCGTCAGTCTTGGGTATTACAAGTTCATTCTTTGAAGCTTTATCTAGCTGCGCTTGTAGTGCTTCCAGCTTTGCGTTAAACTCTTCTTCTTTCTTCTGTGAATGTCTACGCAGATCACCATAACGTTTCTTGAAGTTTTTTTCTTCAGCACCTAGCTCACTGTCATCTTCTTGTGCTTTGGTTTCTGGTTTTTCTTCTTGTTTGGTATCACTCTCTGCCTGTACTGGTTCAGCTTTAGGCTCTTCGCTACTGGGTTTATCTTCAGTACTTTCTTCATCTGTTATACCTAGCGCCTCTTTCTTCATGGCTAGAAGTTCATCTTCATCTTTTTTGATGCGCTCCTCGTTATTTAAGTATCCACTTCTACCCATTAGTACTCTGGGTATATCAGGTTTTACCATAGGATTTGGTTTCGCTGTTTCACTTGTAGCCATTTGTTTTCTCCTTATGTTGGGGTCAGCCGAAGCTGAGTGGCCTTATAGTTATTTGGATTTTTTCTTTTTCTTACTAGCTTTTAATGCTTTCTCTAATTGGTTTGCTTGTTTGGCATGTAGCTTAGAGGCTTTATTCAAACCTTTTACAACTTCTTTGACTGCAGTTTCTTCTACCATACCACCTTCTTGAAAGCCTCGCATGATACCTCTGTCTAAGTCTCTTCTTACGTTTTCTATTCTAGCACCCTCTTTCATTGCTTCACTTCTTTCTTCTCTTGAAGCGCCTCTGTCTCTCATAGATTGTAATACGTCTTGTGTGCCTTTTCTTGCTTCTTTTTCGCCAGAAGATCTTTCTGCCACAGGAGTAGGCTTAGGTGTTGAGGTTGTTTTAAATGCTTTTTCAGCAGCCTCTTTAGATGCCTGTTCTACCTTTTGCATTATCTCAGGACTTAAACCTGCTGATGGTACATCTGGTGTTTTTGGTGTTGTTGGTTCTGGTGTATACCCTTCAGCTACACTTGGAGCTAAAGTAGGATCAGATACATCAAAGTCAGGCTCTTTGGGCTTTTCTATTTGATCTACTATTCTAGTAAATTCTTTACCTGTGACTTTATCTGCTAATGATTTAAACAAACCAGGTTCTTCCTTGTTATGTAATTTTAATAAATTTCCATACCTTATTTTATCTACTTCACTAACTTCATCAGAAGCAATTCTTCTTTCTATTTCATTTTTAATTCTTCTTGATGTGTCATAATTAGCAAACCTTGTAAATAAATTTAAGTCTGCTATTTTAGCTCCCATACCTTTTTGTTGGTTTACCATTTCTGTTAAATCATCTAGCGATAACTCTTCATATTTTATAGCTTCTGGTGGATCAAAATTTGTTCCTGGATCGTCATTATCTCCTGATGCTGACTGTATTGATTCAACAGGTGTTACTACAGGAGCAGAGCCTACAGGAAAATACCCCTCTGGTATAACCGTTTGTGGTACACCGTCTAAGAAAGGAATCATAAGTGTGTGTCCTGCAGCGTTTCTATATTCACGCATCTCCATTACACCACCGCCAATGGAGTCTACTGCAGGGTCATAGTCATCAGGTAGCATTTGACCTGTTTTACCTTCTAATACTACTCTTGGACCAGTATCTCCCCCTTCATCAAATCCTGGAAAATTCATTTGTGTAGTAGTTGGTCTATATGATTCATTTCGTGTAGGTGTGGGTGTTGATCCATACTTGCGTGATGCACGTTCCATAGGATTGCCCCCAAAACCAAAGTCTATTGCAGGTTTATCTACGGCCTTTTTTCTAGTAGGTTTTACATCTTCTTTATCATCATCACCAAATAAAGTAAACATTATTTTTTCAAAACGATTTTTAAATTCTGGCTCGTCTTTTTTCTCTACCATACGTTGTTTTATTTCATCAAATGTGTAACGTTTTTTAGGTATGCCTCCTTCAGACATTGTTTGAGGCTCGTCTTGAATTTCTATAACTTCTAAATCAGTTAACTCTAAACCTAAACCTTGATCATCGTCATTCATAGGAATAGGCTCACCACCGATACGCCCATCTGCATTCATTTGTGCATAGCCCATCTTAGCGGCTGCTCTCAAGTCTTCAAATAGTTTTACACCGTGAAAGCGTACAACATCAGCAGGTACAACTATTTCTCCCTCACTTAACTGCGCTGGTATATCATCTCTGACATTTTCTGCTGTTGAACCTAGTGGTATCTCATTACCTGACACAGGATCTACACCTACAGTATTGTCTGGTATATCACCAAAGTTCATTGCCATTTGATCTTCAAGCGCCATTTACTGTCTCCTTCAGTAGCTTTAGCTTTCTGAGTACGTCTATCGCACCCTGCTGTCTATACATTGTAGTAGAATCGTTTGCTGACTCTAATGCACGTTGTCTCATACTTATTAGTTCATCTATGTGTTGTTGAAACTGTTCGTAGCATTCTTTATCATTGACCAACTGCTTGAGGTGCATTACCTGTAAATCCTTGTTCTCCTGGTACAGGTGCTGTGCCTGTTCCTATTTGTGAACCTCCACCTCCAGATGTATCAGCTACAGACTGTGGACCTTGACCTTCTGGACCTGCTACACCTTCCTCTGGTGTTGGTGCTGGTGTTTGAAAGCCTTTTAAGATCTCAGCTTGTATAGCTGCATCTGCCATAGAATTAGTAACCTTGTCAGGATCTAAGTCCATGCTCTTCGCAATCTCTCGTATAATATAATCCATCTTAGCAAATGGTGCAAGAACTGGATTCTGTGCAACCTGCAAGAACTGCATCAAGCGTTGACTACGTACTTCGTTAGCCATCAAGCTTTCTGTACCTGATGCATGTACTTCCAAGTCACCACGAATGCTTTCATCAAAGTCAAACTGCATGTTGAATGCAAAGAATGCTTTACCTAGTGGCCTAATTAGATAGTCATCTACATTTTTAACCACAGTTCGAATACTGCCGTTAGCAGCAGACATGAGCATAGAAATCCCACTAGCAGTCCTGCCAACTCCCGACACCCCTGTTTGACCGTGGGCAAATGAAGGAAACCCAGTACTTTCATCAGCTAAAACCCTCGCTTTATCAAATAGTTGTATATTCTCCCCTGCTACATTGGGGAACTTAGTACCAAAGATGGCCTGTCCTGGTGCGCCACCTTGTCTGCGAAACACCTTGCCAGGATACACAGATAAGTCTTGTCCTGGAACTAGGTTAGTTTCATCTACTTCTATTATTAGATTACCAGATAACGCAGCATTGTCAATAGCCATTCTCATAAAGCCATTCATTAATGTCTGTGTGTCATCCATGTTTTCAGCAATACCAACACCAAAGAAAGAGTATGGGTTATGCTCGTATGGTACAGCATAGTAAGGAATACGTGTAGGCTTGAATGGGTTTAGTACAAAGCGCAGCACTTCACCGTTAGATACCCATACATTACAGTTAACTTCATCTAAGTCTTTTAACTCTGCAGGTATAGATACGCCATGTTCTTCTAACAAGTCTACATCAACATACCCCCAAAACTCTAACACTTCCCAACGCTCTGATGTTGGTTGAGTGTCATCATCTTCCATAGTCATTTCCCAGTACTTCTGTGTGTAGTCTGGTCCTTTGTCTATAGCATTCTGTACAGAGTCTTCCATAAAGTATGGACGTGATTTCAATGCACGTAGTTGTGTGCGTGACATCTTGTGTCTTTGTACTGTGTACTCAGCATCTTCCATAGCTTTAGCTTCTGGGTCAGGGTAAAAATCCCAAACACTTACATGTGTACACTCAGGTACTGTTTTTACTAGAGGATCATACTCTCCTTCTTCACCCCAGTTAGGATACTCTTTATCTACAGCAAACGGGCCTTTCATTACACCAGTACCCATCAAAGCCATTTCAAATGCCATACTTCTTAGATGTGTAGATGCACCAGACTCTTGTAGCTGGTCATGTATCTTTTTTTCCATCTTCTTAGCAGCAACCATAGCAGGATGAAACGTAACTGACTTAGCGGTAGTTCCCTCTCCTTCTATAAGTTTTTCAGATACAGGAGCTAGTTTCTCTTGCATACCAGCTACTCTAGCCTGTAGTTCATCCAGTGTTTCTCCTGGGAGTAACTTTTCTAGTAAGTATGGCTTTCCTGGTTCTTGTTTTGTTACTGCTGCAAGTTCATTCCCTGCCTTTTCAGCATTAGGGTCTAAGTTTATATGCACAGCTTCTGCAACACCGTCAGGTAAAACAGAAGGATTTACAGACAGAGGAAACTTGTTGTTACCAAATAGTACATCTACTATCTGTCCATATGCTGCTAATGTTTTAGTTTTAGTTACTTTAACAAAGACACGTGACTTCTCTGTATCAGTAAATTGTACATCTGTTCCGTATATACCACGATAGTTACGGTAAGCTTTTAACCAACGTTGTTCGTCAGCGTACCTATGGTCTTCGGCTCTTTTATATCTATCTTGTACAAAAGATATTACACTAGATTTTGTTTCAAAGATTTTGTCATTAGCATCCTCTGCTGCTACAACATCATCCGTTTCAAACATCTCTTCTTGTTCAGCCATTATATTCTTCCTTGTTAAAGCAATCTAGTTGTATATCGTAGTATTGGTTATTCCTAAACTTATTCCAGTTAGAAGTATCAGCTAGATTCAAACACTCTTCCTGTGTATACATTTCCTGAGATACATACTGATTACCTGTATATACCCAGTCAGTTCCATTGTTGCCCCATATACTTATTACTAGCACAAAAGCTTTCATTTATTTTTTCTCCAAGGTCCGTTGTCAAAAGCAGCTTGCTCTTCACAGTTAGGACATTTATCGTTCCACATATTCGTGTTGTAAGTTATCTCGCACTTAGGGCAAGACTGTACTACATCAGTATCCGAATGTTGCATCACTGGCTTGAAATCCTGTTCGTTGTTTAGCAGGGTTGTAATCCCATATGCTGCTTCTTGGTCTTGTCATTATACCATATCTTAACGCATCATACAAGTGGTCTTCTGCTTTTGTGTCTACATCTTCTGGATTCTTTTTGTCCAGTGGGATGCTAGGTATTTGTGCTATTGTATTAGTGCAGTTATCCATAAACACTAACATAGGCTTTTCTAAGAAGTCATCTACCTTCAAGCGTCTATGTATTTCGTTTTTACCTGCGATACGTGAGCCTCTTGAGCGATCAGAAGGACGCCATCGACAACCCTTCATGTTCATCTGCTCTGCTAACGATGGCCCAGTATCGCCACGGTTATGCCACAAAGAACTATCAAGCACACCGTATCTCATTCCACCATCATTTCGTTCTGCCTCTAGTATCATATCAGCTAGATCAGAAGCAGTAACTTTAGATACATACATCTCCCGATAGACTATAAGCTGTTCATCAGGAGATACAGTAAACCAAAGAACACCAGTATAAGAGCCGTACCCATAATCACACGCTCTAAACTTAACCCAGCTATTTGGTACTTCAAAGCTGTCGATAACATGGACTGATCTATCGAACTCTGTAAAGGCTGCTCCTTCGTTGATGTCCCAGTTTCCTTCGAGGAGTTGCTTCCTCTGATGCTCTGGTAGTGATAGGAGCATGGCCTCATAGTCACCCTCTTCGGCAAGGTATGGGTTATCGAAGAGAGATGCAGGAATAAACCTACGCTTGAATAAAGGCTGACCTTCCTTGCTGTGTCCTTTAGGGTATACGATTGTTTTACTTGATTCAATGTCTGTTGCCCAAAAAGATTTATTTACAGGTGAAGGATCTATAAACATTTTCTTTACCCAAGAATGTCCAGCACCACCTGGGTTTGTTGTAGCTCTCATGTATAGTCCTAGTTCTTTACTATGTGCGCTACGAAGACGTGACCTCATATAATCCCAAGCGTAAGGTGTAGGCCATTGAGTAAGTTCGTCAAATCCAATCCAGTTAAAAGCCTGTCCTTGGTAGCGTGTGACATCGGTATCCTTATCCAGATATGACATCCATAGTCTACCGCCTTTAGGTGATACCCATTGTGACTTACGTTCTGACCATTTGATTCCTGGTACTGCACGTGGGTATAACTCCTGCGACTTCTGTATTAGTTCTCTTAGTTCTTCAGTCGTATGTCGTACAAGGAGTCCAGAGAAGTTTGGATCGTTTAGGCCGTGTAATGGGTCTGCTAACATAGCATACGATTTACCACCACCTGCTGCCCCACCGTATAGGACTTCTCTTTCAGAAGAACTTAGGAAGGATGTCTGTGGCCCTGGGTTGGGTCTGAATACGACTTCCTGTGCTTCTTCAACGTCATAGTCAGTTGCTACTACCTGCGCTGGGATAGGTTCTTGCTGGGGGGCTTCTATCTCCGCTGGCTTCTGAGTATGCACCGACTCCTTGTGTTTCGAGCTTCTCAATTTCCGAGAGCGTTTCTTCGAGCCACTTGGCAAGCTTACGTTTAGTGATAGATGCTTTTCTACGTCTTTGCTCAACTTCTATTCTCTTCTTTAGACCCATGTGTGATATGTATCGGTCTGTTTCTTTACTCAGCCATTGTGCTACTGCTCTGTAACTATATTGTCTGAGGTGTCGTTTTGCAAGCTCTAAAGCTTCTAACTCATGTTCTATAGGTACAAGTAATCTATCATTGTCAGGATCTAGTTCGTAACCAAACGGTATCTTCTTTGTTAGCCTGACAATCTTGTGCCATTGTTTGTTGTGTGTCTTAGGCGGTTTGGGTAATTGCCAATAGCCTAACTCTCTTTGTGGTATTATTCGTTTTCACCTTCTTTGGGTGGTAAGTAGAAGATGCCACCACCGCTAGTGACATCTACTTTGTCTACCTTACCAAGTCCTGCCCTGTCAAGCAAGTCTTTTGCTGCTACCATCTTTTCTTTTATGCCTAGCTCTGTTGGATCATATAACGCACCAACCATAGCCATAGCAGCTTTTGGTGCAGTACGTGCAAAATATGTGCGAGTCTTCTCACCGATCTCATCTTTTAAAGATTCAACAATCGCTGCAGTGTTGCTGTTATCACCGTAACCTGCCAACTTCTTAGCAGCGACAACATCACCATTAGCCTCATCAAATAATACATCTAAGAATCTTTGTTGTTTATCTGTTAGATTCCTCGCCATATATTGCATTCCTTATTTGTGATCTACCAATTCCTAGATCGTTTAGTTGTCTATCATCCAACATGTGTAGCATTCTAAAGTCTGCACGTTTCTGTTGTCTGATACAGTGGTTCTTCCACATTTTTTGTAGTAATTTTTTCATGTACTTTCTCCTTGTTTGTACAAGGGTAGTTATACACAAAACTAGGTCAGGTAGTAGTACCTATTACTGCATACCCGTTATGCTACCTTTTGCCACCTCTGGCTCCACCTTTAGCTCTACCTTTTTTCTTCATCTTTAAAGGTTTAGCAGCAGGAGCTAGAAAGCCACCTCTAGCCATCTTCTTTAGGCCACCGACTTTTCCACCTTTAGCCATGCCCTTTTTCTTTTTCATGCCGCCTTTAGCCATGCCTTTTTTCTTAGCCATGCCACCGCCATACATTTTACCTTTGCCATCAGCAGCATAGAATGGAACCATCTTACCATTCTTCTTTACCATCTTCAAGCCACCTTTAGCCATACCTTTTTTCTTTTTCATACCGCCCCTAGCCATACCTTTTTTCTTCATCATAGAACCTTTGGCGTAACCTTTTTTCTTCATCATTGTTCTTCATCCTCACTATAAAGATTGTTGAAAACTCGTTGCGTATCCCATACATAGTCTACGTTTTCTTTTGAGTTGTATATATGTTGATTT